ACAGTTGTTTAAGGGTGGCAAGTATGTCACCATAACCGAAGGGGAGTGTGATGCTATGGCAGCTTACGAACTACTTGGTAGTAAGTGGGCTGTGGTATCCATCAAGCGTGGAGCACAAGGTGCAGTAAGAGATATCAAGGAAAGCTTAGAGTTCTTTGATAACTTTGAAAACGTGATCGTGGCTTTTGATAATGATAAAGCAGGAAAGGATGCATCTGTAAAGGTTGCAAGACTTTTCAAGCCGGGTAAGGCTAGGATACTCACACTTCCTAATGGGTTTAAAGACCCTAACGATATGCTTAAGTCTAACCGACATAAGGACTTCGTTGAATCTTGGTGGTCTGCTAAAGTTTATACACCATCCGGTGTTATAAATGTTACAGAGCAACGTGAGAAGTTTCATAATCGTGAGAAGAAACAAAGCATCCCATATCCTTATGAAGGACTCAACAAAAAGCTGTATGGCTTGAGACAGGGTGAGCTTGTAACTCTTACAGGTGGAACAGGACTTGGTAAGTCTAGTGTAACCAGAGAGATAGAGCATTGGCTTGTGAAACAAACACAGGACAACGTAGGTATCATAGCATTAGAAGAAGACTGGAGACGTACCATTGATGGTATACTTTCCATTGAAGCTAACGCTAGGTTATACATTGACCAAGAACGTGAGAAGTTTTCTAAAGAAGAACTTGATAAGATGTTTGACATCTTGTACGATGGTGAGAATAAAAACAGAGTATGGGTTCACTCACACTTTGGCACTAACGACATTGATGATATCTTTACTAAGCTTCGCTTTATGATTATTGGATGTGACTGTAAGTGGGTGGTTGTAGATCATTTACATATGTTAGTCAGTGCAGTACATGAAGGTGATGAGAGACGAGCCATTGATTCTATTATGACTAGACTTAGAAGTTTAGTTGAAGAGACTGGTGCAGGGATTATACTTGTATCACATCTCAGACGTGTCGATGGAAACAAAGGACACGAGAATGGTATTGAAGTAAGTCTCTCTCATCTACGTGGCTCTAATAGTATTGGTCAACTATCCGATTGTGTTATTGCATTAGAACGTAATCAACAATCAGACGACCCAGATGAAGCTAGGACTACAAGACTACGTGTACTTAAATCAAGATACACAGGTGATGTAGGTATGGCAGCTAGAGTTATCTATGATGCAGAGACAGGCAGACTATCTGAATTAACTAACGAAGATATAGAGTTTGATAACTCTGGGGATGAAGGCTTTTAATGGATTTAGTATTTGATATAGAAACAGATGATATCCATGCCACAAAGGTATGGTGTATCGTTGCCCAGAATCCTGACTCAGGTGAGATATTTAAGTTCCCACCTAATAAGTTAGAAGAAGGGTATCAGTTTCTTACCACAGCCGACAGACTGATTGGTCATAACATTATTGGATTTGACATCCCAGTTGTAGAAAAGTTTGGAGGAGTAAAGCTTAGTGATAAAAAACTTATTGACACTTTAGTTTTATCCAGACTCTTTAATCCAACACGTGATGGTGGACACAGTCTTGAAACGTGGGGTTATAAGTTAGGCTATCCTAAGATTGAGTTTGAAGATTATCTTAATTACTCTACTGATATGTTAAACTATTGTGTACGGGATGTACAGTTAAACACTAGAGTACTACAAGAACTTCGCAAAGAATCAAAAGGTTTCTCACCTCAGTCAATTGATATTGAACAAGGCATTGCTAAGATTATGAAACAACAAGAGCAAGATGGTTTTGCTTTTGATATGCAATCAGCATTAAGTTTGTTAGCAGAGCTTAGAGAAAAGAAACAACTGATAGAAGAAGAAGTACATGAAACGTTTAAACCTAAATGGGTAGACACAAAAGAGGTCACACCCTACATCAAGAAAGATGGTAATCTATCTAAGCGTGGTATGACTGATGAAGAATATCAACGTTGTTTAGATACCAACAACTTCAATCCTTTTATGCGACAAACTTTACAAGAGTTTAATCTTGGTTCTCGTAAACAGATTGGAGAATATCTTATAGACTTTGGCTGGAAGCCAGATAGATTTACACCTACTGGTCAACCTATTGTAGATGAGAAAACATTATCTAAGATAACTCATATCCATGAAGCAAAACTTATAGCAGATTTTTTATTACTGCAAAAGCGTATAGCTCAGATTGATTCGTGGGTAGAAGCTGTCAAGGATGATGGTAGGATACATGGTTTTGTTATTCCCAATGGTACTATCACCGGAAGAATGACACATAGAAATCCTAATGTTGCACAAGTTCCCTCTGTTCATAGTCCTTATGGTAAAGAATGTCGAGCCTGTTGGACTGTACCAGAAGGACATAAGCTTGTAGGTGTAGATGCAAGTGGATTAGAGCTACGCATGTTAGCACATTACATGGATGATAAGGAGTATATAAATGAAATTATTAATGGAGACATTCACACGACTAACAAAAACTTTGCTGGACTTAAATCAAGAGATCAGGCTAAAACTTTCATCTACGCACTCGTTTACGGAGCAGGAGATGAGAAGATTGGAAGCATCATTAAAGGAAGCAGAGCAGAAGGTAAGAAGTTGCGAGAACGCTTTCTTAGTAGTCTCCCAACATACAAGTCTCTTAAGGAACGAGTTGACAGAGCAGCTTCAAAAAATTACCTCAAAGGATTAGATGGTAGGAAGCTATACATACGAAACAAACACTCAGCTTTGAACACACTACTTCAAGGAGCAGGTGCAATCTTAATGAAGAAAGCATTAGTCAACTTAGATAGTTTGTTAAGACTTAATACAATTGATTATAGATTTGTTGCTAACATCCACGATGAGTGGCAGATAGAAGTCAAAGAATCTCAAGCAGATTTTGTTGGAGAGTTAGCAGTAAAAAGTATTATAGAAGCAGGTGAACATTTTAATCTACGCTGTCCAATGGATGGCGAATATAAAGTAGGAGGTAACTGGAGTGATACACACTAATAATAAACCTAGAAATAAAGATGTGAGAGCAGATGGAAAAGTTTTTGATGGTACTACATGGAGAAAATCAGGTATCAATCATCATTGTAATGAAGAGGGTTTAGTTTTTTACAAAAGAAAATTTAGAACCTTACAAGGATATTTACAGCAAGGAGGAAAACTATCTAAAATAATATTTGGAAACATTAAAACACCTCAAGCTATAACTACTGTAACAAAATTCTTGTACGATAAAGAAGAAAGTGGTGATGTTTATATTATAACTAATAAAGCGTGGGATGGATGGGTAAAGATAGGAAAAGCTATTGATGCCGAAGACAGGTGTAATGGATACCAAACATCCAGTCCTTTTAGAGATTATAAATTAGAGTACAAAAAATATTTTAATGATAGATCAAAAGCCGAAAAAATTGCTCATAACTTTTGTGCAAAAAAAACAACAGAAAAAAAAGGGGAGTGGTTTAAGATGGACATATCTACAGCCATTTTATGTATAGAACAAATTTAAATAAAATAATATGACTAAATCTAAAAAAACTCTTGACACATTAGTAGAAGATATATATAATAAAATAGGTGTACTTGCCGATGGTGAGCACATTGATCTAGACCCAGACAGCATTGAACAGTTTGGTGAGTCTATGAAAGAGATACTTTACAAGTGGTCTCATCCTGAACCAAGAGGTGATGCAACCTTACGTATGTCTAACATAGGTAGGAAGTCACGACAGCTATGGTTTGATATGAAGTCAGAAGGTACTCCGGAGAGGATGCCACCTTCTTTATTCATTAAGTTTTTATATGGACATTTACTTGAAGAGATAGTTATATTTCTTATCAAGCTATCTGGACATGATGTTACCGATGAACAGAAAGAGATTAAAGTATCTGGTATCAAAGGACACATGGACTGTGTTATTGATGGTGAGGTAGTAGATATCAAGACAGCTTCCGGCTATGCCTTTAAGAAGTTTAAAGATGGTACACTAGCAGAGAATGATATGTTTGGATACATGGCTCAACTTGCTGGGTATGAACAAGCACAGGGTACAGACAAAGGTGGATTCCTTGCTCTTAATAAAGAGTCAGGTGAGTTAGCTTTGTATAGACCTGATAACTTTGATAAGCCTAACATCAAGAAAAAGATTACATCTATTAAGAAAGCTGTTAAGTTAGCAACACCACCAGAACTATGTTATAGTCCTGTTCCCGATGGTAAGTCTGGTAACATGCAGCTACCTAGAGAGTGTACGTATTGCAGACATAAGTTTGAATGTCATAAAGATTCTAATGAGGGCAAAGGTTTACGTGTGTTTAAATATTCAAATGGATATAGGTACTTAACAAAGTCACCTAAAATCCCTAACGTTATAGAGGTAACAAATGCGTTCAACAAAAGCCAAACAACTTAGACGAAGAGCAGAAGACCTACTCATTGAGTGGTTAAGAACTATGGTTCCAGATGGAGAGGATACCTCTAAGATTAATAGAAAGAATCTTAATGAGTTCTTACCAGAACAGACTCACATCTTTGCTAACAATAAATTTCTACTGAGTGCTTATAGTTTAAGATGGTTTTACAAACAAGTAAAACGTAATCCACAGCTAACGCTTGGAGACCTTAATGCCTAGAAGAGTACCAAGAAAACCTAGACCTAAAAAGATTAACGTACCTAAAGGATATGATAGTGCATGGGAATTTGATATGCACCAAACTATTCTTAAAGATTGGAAACACCATTGGGATGTTGTCAACTATGTTGTTAAACATAAATACGAACCAGACTTTGTAAAGAAGATAGAAGGGAAGACAATATTACTAGAAGCAAAAGGTAGGTTTTGGGATTATGCAGAGTATAGTAAGTACATACATATACGAGAAGCATTAAACAAAAGCTATACAGAATTAGTGTTCTTATTTCAAAAGCCTTTCTCTCCTATGCCGGGAGCAAAGGTTAGGAAAGATGGAACAAAACGTACCCATGCTGAATGGGCTGAAACAAATAACTTTAGATGGTATAGTGAAGATACTTTACCTGATGATTGGAGAAACAATGAACTATAAATTTAATGAAGGACAACTAATACAAGAACTACAGGCTTATATTGATGGTACATATGGAGAGCACTATGCTTCTGATAAGTACCAAGCTACAGATATCATCATTGACTCTGGACATGGAGAAGGTTTTACTCTTGGTAACATTATGAAGTATGCTAAACGTTATGGAAACAAAGACGGAAAGAACAGAAAAGACTTGCTAAAAATACTACATTATGGTATAATAATGCTTAACGTACACGACACAGAGAACTCATAATGGTAGATGATAAAGTAGGTATCAAGGAATATCTTGGTATAAAAATTAATTACAGTAATGAAAAACTATTAGA